GAAGGGCGAGAAATGAGCACGATCAGCGTCGCGCGCGTGGTGAACAACCCGAGGATGAGTACGGCGTTCACGGTGGAACGCAACCAGTACGATTTCGCGAACGAAGGCGAATGGACGCTCGTCGCCACCGAAACGTACAGCTACATCGGCGGCGTCTGCCCAGCCACACAGGCCGACCAGGCGAAGTACCTTCCGGAAGGCCAGCGCGCCGAAATGGCGATCACCGTGCGCTGCACGCAGCCGTTGTACATGTCCGACGGCAACGGCCGCGAAGGCGACATCGTCATCTGGAACGGCAGTTATTACCGCGTGCAGTTCTCGCGACCGTACCAGAGCTACCACTTTGCGATTGCGACAAGGTTTGTCCCAGGAGCTGGCGATGCCGATTAACTTGGAGGCGCTCGAGTCGGACTTTCGCGCGGTCATTCGAACAGTGCTGGAAATGCCGGAGCATTCTGTGCGGCGGGCGAACCAGAAGAATCCGCCGCCCGCGGGCGACCAGGCAACGCCGTTTGCCACGGTGCTGGTAAGCGAGGTCGGGAGCACTGGCTGGGATGATGTGACGTACTCCGGCGTGCCATACGGGCAGGACGGATTCGGCGAGGATGAGTTCGGAACCACCATCATCGAAACCATCACCGGACAGCGTCATTTCACGGCCTCGATCCAGTTCTTCAAGGGAAAGGCCAAGTCGCAGGCCGATCGGCTGAAGGCTCTGCTGCAGTCGTCAACCGCGCTGCAGCTGCTGCAGGCGGCAGGCATCGGGCTCGGCAAGATCGGTGAGGTACGCGACCTCTCGCAGGTCGTCGATACCTATTACGAATCACGCGCGCAGCTCAACGTGGAGTTTTACGCCGTCAACCAGGAGCAATCGTTGCTGGCCAGTTTTGGCAGCTTCCCGGTCTCCATCACCACCGACTCTCAATAGCGAGGTAATTGCATGTCGATTCCTACTTCCAACGTAGTTCAACTGTCGGTGAGCGTGGCCGCGAGTGCGAAATCGGTCAACGGCTTCGCCGCGATGCTGCTGCTTGGTATCAGCAACGTCCTCCCGATCGGCGCGCGCCTGGGCACTTTCAGCAGCCTTGACGACGTAGCCACGACGTTCGGCACCAGCGCTGAGGAATATCTGGCGGCCGAGGCTTACTTCAGCCAGTCGCCGGTACCCGGTACGCTGCTCATCGGCCGGCGCTTCAACGTTGCGGTCCCGGGCGAGCTGCTCGGCTCCGAAGATCCGACCACGACGCTGGCCACCTACACGGCCATCGCCAACGGCTCGCTTTCGCTGACCATGGACGGCGAGGCGGTTGCCCTTGCGGGTTTGAGCTTTGCGGCCTGCGCCAACCTGAGTGCAGTGGCAGCCATCATTCAGACGGCGCTCGATGCCACGCATGCCGGCGCAACCTGCATCTGGAACGGCACGCAGTTTATCATCCGCTCCGGAACCACAGGCACGACCTCAAGCGTCGGCTATTCCACCGCGGCGGCCGCAGGGACCGACCTTGGCACCATCATGGGGCTCACAAAAGCCTCCGGCGCAGTCAGCACCGCGGGCGCGGCGGCCGAGGCGATCGCCGACACCCTGACGGCGATGAAGGGTTTGAGCCAAGCGTGGTTCTACTTCATGTTTACCGACGAGGTGGTCTTCGCTGACATCGTGAACGCCTACACTTGGGGGCAGGCAAACGGGGCGATGTTCGGCAATACCATCACCACCGGCGTGGCCTTCCTTACCGACATCACGCAGAACCCGGCCGCGGCAGCCGATGAAGCTGGCATAGACTTCGCATGCTTCCAGTACGACCCGAACGCCCCCTACGCGATCGCATCGTTCTTCGGCCGTTGCGTTACGGTTGATTACGATGAGCCAAACTCGACCATCTGCCTGAAGTTCAAGCAGGAGCCGGGGATGACTCCGTTGAGCCTGACGACGACGCAGCAGGCGCAGCTCGAGGCGAACAATATCAACTACAACGCCTACTTCGGCGACGACAACGCGATGATTGCCGAGGGTGTTGTCGCCAACGGGCGGTTTGTGGACGAAGTGGTCGGGTTGGCATGGCTGCAGTGGGCCATTCAGAGCGACGTGTTCGCCTACGAATACGCCGCGACTACCAAGGTCCCGCAGACCGACAAGGGGGTTGCGCGCATCCGGCAGGTCATCACCAAGCGCATGGACGGGGCAGTGTCGAATGGCCTGCTCGCACCCGGCACCTGGAACGGCGAGGAGATCGACGGCACCGATGGCACCGCGATCGTGACCGAGGGGGACTTCCTCAAAAATGGATATATCGTCTATGCCGCGCCGGTATCCACGCAGTCGCAAACGAAACGCGCCGCCCGCATCTACGACCTGTTCACCGTCGTCGCCAAGGGCGCCGGTGCAATTCAGGACGTGGGCATCGCCCTCACCTTCGAATCCTAAGGAGCTCAACAACCGATGAAAGCCTATTCATTCAAAAACACGATTCTGGTGCTCAACGGCGTTGAGATTACCGGATGGGACGAAGGCGACGATGTCATCGACATCAAGCGCCTCGCGGACTCGGCCAGCCATAAAATCGGCGCGGCCGGGGACATGATGGTTGCGCTCTCGGCAGACCGCAGCGCGGAGGTCAGCATCAAGCTGCAGCAGACTTCCAGTTCGAATGCCTACATCGGCAGCCTCATCGACCTGCAGGAAGGCGGCGCGGAAACGTTTGTTCCGATCTCCCTGCTCTTCCAGGACACTTACCGCAACGATATGGCTGAGGCTTCTGCGGGCTACATCAAGAAGCCCGCGGACATGAAGCGCGGCACGGGCGTGGGCCCTCAGGAGTGGACCTTTGTCCTCGAGAGTCTGAGCATCGACTACGGCGACTAAGCGGTGATTCGATTACCCACAGCTGTAAGAAAATTACAAAACAGGTGACAGGAGCCAGACCATGGCAACAATTGAAAAGATTGGGGGCCGGACGTTCTCGTTCGGCCTCATGCCCGCTACCAAGGCAGTAACCGTCGAAGTTGCGATCGCGCGCGTGATCGGCGAGCCGCTCTTCAAGGCCCTCACTGGGGCCGACGCTTCTATCGGCGACAGCAAAGAGCAGCTTCTGCAGGTCGGCGTTGCAGCGGTCGGCATGATGACCTCGCGCATGGACGCCAAAGAGCTGCTGCGCACGATGGAAGATGTATTCGAGTTCGTCACCATGGACGGCGAGCGCATCAACATCGATCGCGATTTCACTGGGCGCAACAAGGAGCTCTGGCAGGTCTTCGTGAAAGGGCTGCAGGTGAACTATGCCGATTTTTTCGGCGACTTCCACTTCGATTTACCCGACGAGCTAGCGTCGAAGTTGAAGTCATTCCGCCAGCCAACATCGACTGGTACGTCTTTCGCCCGGTAATGCGCAACCCTCCGCTCTGCTCGCTGCATGAGTTGAGCGATGGGACGTACAGCATCAACGACCTGGCAGATTTTCACGAGGCGATGGATACGGAAGACGAATACCGCCGCAGGATGGACGCCGCAGCGCATCGAAAGTGAGGATCGGGTATGTCAACTGAAGGAGCCCTTCTGGGGATACTAGGGTCGTTTGCAGTTGGCCTGGGCTTTACGGTCGACACGGCAGGCATTGAAAAGTTCCAGCGCAGGGCGGAAGAGCTGCGTGCTGCCGCGCTGCGTCTCGGTGCGGTGGCCGCCGGAGCTGCCATCGGCATCGGCATGATGGTGGAGAAGGCCGCCGAGGGCATGGGCGAGCTGCAGCACTTTGCCGAACTGAACAAGCTCAGCGCAAAGGAAGTGGCGGCGCTCAATCGCGTCGGGCAAGACAACCTGATTACCAACGAGGCGATGGAATCGAGCATTCAGTCTCTGAATATCAAAACCGGCGAGGCAGTGGCAGGAGTCGGCCGCGGCGCAATGATCTTCAAGAAGTTTGGTCTCCAGGCGAAGGATGCGCAGGGACACACGAAGACCTTCAACACTATCCTCGGCGACGTGGCGGCGAAGATGCAGCACATGAGTCGCCAGGCGAACATGGCGATGGCGGCCCGGCTCGGGATCGATCCGAAGATGGTCCCGCTCCTCGAGAAGGGAAAAGAGTACCTGGACGGGCTGACGAACCAGGCGAGGGCAGCCAACCCATTCAGCGACGAGGACTACGAGCGCGCGTTGAAGGTGGATGTGCTCTTCACAAAAGCGAAGCGCACGCTCACGGTACTGACTAATCAGATTGCCGTCGCGCTGATGCCCGTCGTTCAGCAGGCGCTCGAGAAGTTCCTCGCGTGGTACTCGGCGATGCGGGCCGACACGGCAGGCACATTCAACCGTGCGCTCAAGATACTGGGTGGCACCCTCGAAACCGTGTGGGTGTGGACGTCGCGCCTGATCGATGTGATCACTGCGGGTGCGAAGTGGGTAGCTCAGTTTGAGGCTGCGACTTGGGCGGCCAAGGCGGCCGTAGGTGCACTGGTGGCATATAAAGTCGGCGTGTGGGCTGCGGGAGCCGCAGATGCACTCAAAGCCATGACACTCGCGATGCTCGGCTTTGATGGCGCCGCAGCAGCATTCACGGCAACGGGCGTGGGCGCGGCCATCATCCTTCTTGCCTGGGCCCTCAATGACCTGATGAAGGGAAACCAGTCGGTCATCAGCCAGTTTGTGGACAAGATTCCGCATGCCACTGCCGTCCTGAGCGCGGCGCTCGCGATGCTTAGCGCCGGATGGGTGGCGCTGAAATGGAAGGCGATCACCTCGATGCTGGAGACCATGCAAATCATGGCGCTCTATGCAGCCGAATGGATCGCGGCGAATGCTTCCATGGCGGTGGCGGCGTGGGCCGCGATTGCGCCGGTTTTGGCAATCGCCGTGGCGATCGGCCTGGTTATCGCTGCGATCTATCTGTGGTGGAAGAACTGGACCGACATCAAGAACTACATGCTCGGCACCTGGGAGATATTGAAGGAGAAGGTTAACGAGTACCTCGACGCGATCAAGAACGCCTGGCAGAAGGCAAAGGAGTTCTTTGGCCTCGGCAGCGGGTCGGCGACGGCAACGGTGATACAACAAGGCGTCGCCGCTGGCGGAGGACTTCCCGGTAGTTCTCCCGGGGGCGCTCCTTCCGGCGTGATGGGCGTTCCATCCGGCAACAATGTGCGCAGCCACACCGTGCAGCAGTCCATCGGATCGGTAAACATTCACCTCCCGTCCACCGACCCAAGCAAGGCTGGGCAGGCGGTAAAAGAAGTGATCGACCCGATGAGGGGAACTAGGACGCTGATCAGAAACTCTCAGTCTGGAGTACTCGCATGAGTCAGCCCGTTGCAATCATCCGCTCGATTGGCGGTCTGGTCTTCGATGCGACCTTTCGGGAGCATCACGAGTCGCCGGCCGAGGTCACGGAGAACCCGTGTGAGACCGGGGTGAGCATCGCGGATCACATGTTTTTGAAGCCGAAGAGGCTCACGATCAGTGCTGGGGTCTCCGATGTGCTGATTTCGTCGCGATCGGATGACCCATTCAGCGGGGGAACGAGCCGCTCGCAGCAGGCCTTCAACCTCCTGGAGCAGTTGCAGGCCACGTTCGAACCGTTCGATGTGCAGACCGGATTAAAGCTGTACAAAAGCATGGTGTGCGCCAACGTCATCGGCGATCAGGACAAGGACACATCCGGAGTATTCATCTTCGACGCTGAACTGCGCGAAGCCATTATCGTTTCGACGCAGACCGTCACGATCGCGCCGAAGGCGAAAGGGACCACAGCTCGGCAGGCGGGATCCACGGTCTCAAGGGGCAAGCTACAAGGAACACAGGTCATTGACGCTGCCGTCCTCGCCAAATTGAAAGCTCAGAATGCCGCAAACAATGAGGGGCACTACGCACCGGTGAGCCAATGATCGTGCAACTTCCATTATCGACCGACACGCCGCAGACGTTCAGCATCCAGCTGGGCGACTCGACCTATCAGTTCACCCTGCGCTGGAATGACCGCTCGAGCGTCTGGCAGATGGACATGGCCGACGCGACCAGTGGCGATGCGATCGTCTCCGGTATCGGCCTGGTGCTTGGCACTGATCTCCTGCTGCCATATTCGCTTGGGATCGGAGGGCTGATGGTGGTGGACGAAACCGGAACCCACACCGAGGCGACGCTGGACAGCCTGGGAAGCACGACAAACGTCTATTGGCTCAGCTCGGACGAGTTAACCAGTTCGTAACCACTGGAAAATGGAACGGCAGAGTGGTATTCTCCTCCTGATTTCGAAGGACCTATGGAAAGCGTGCATATCATTGCCGGGGATTTCGGGAGGAATAAGACAGCCTTCGTGACTTCGAACCGGCTGCAGATGTCCTCCGCGCAAATCGGGAAAGGGCAGATCGCCGCGCTTGAGGTCACAACGGCCGAAGACATCAAGAAGATGTCCGGAGCCATCGGCTGGGGATTGGTCGGCGGTCTCGCCTTCGGCGTTATCGGTGGCATTGCAGGTGTACTTGCTGGCGGCTGGAAGAAGGAGATCGTCTTCGTCTGCAAGCTCTCGGATGATCGAAAGTTTCTCGGCAAATGCAATCCGAGCGCATATACCATGCTTCAGAGCCTGGCTATGGCGACTCCAGCCACCGCCGCGCCAGCTAAGCTGACAAAGACGGAATTCTCTATTTCGGCAGAGTTAAGAGCAGCGTGCGCAGAAGGTAGACATTATGCGTGCGGGAGCAGGGAATGCTCGTGCGAGTGTCATATTCCGAAGCCTAAGAAGCCGTTCTGGAAGATATAGCTACTGCATTTTCGGCTTCTTGATTCCGAGCAGGGCAGCCCATTCGGTGGGCTGGTTACAGTGGACGCAGAGCAGCTTTCCGTTGTCATCCGTAACAACTTCATCGCAGGGATAGACGTTGCCGCAGCGGCGGCACTTCACGTCGAACGACTCTGCCTCTAGGCTCAAGTCCACCCGGATAGGATGCTCCACCGGGTTAAAGCAGGTCAAATCAGCAAATCGGGCAAGTTCAGGGCGCTCTCCGGGGCGCCCTTTCCTTTTGGGGGGCAGGGCATGTCGAGCGCGGGCAACAATCGGCAATGGTTGCGTCAGGCACAGGTGGTCTTTGGGACCAATGGAAGCGGCCTGCTCGTCAGCAAGCTCCGCATCCAGTTCGAAATCATAAAGACCATCGACCCGGCACCCAACACCGCGCAGATCAAGATCTTCAACCTTGCGCCGAACAATGAACAGAGCGTGCTGACTGAATATGAGCAGGTGATGATCAACGCTGGTTATCAGGGCACGCAACGACTGATCTTCGAGGGGAACATCAAGCACGCCTTTCACTTTCGCGAAAAGGCCGACCTGATCACGCAGATCGAAGCGGCCGATGGCGACAAGGATTATCGAAATGCGGTCATGAACCTGACCCTTGCCGCAGGCACAACCCCGGCCGACCTGGTGACGAAGGCCGTTGCAAGCATGACGGGCGGAACCACGCTCGGGTACAACGGCATCACGGGCACTCCGCGGATCCGGGGCAAAGTGATCAGTGGCATGACGCGGGATGTGCTCTCGAGGCTGGGGCGCGAGACCGGGTCGAACTGGTCGATCCAGGACGGCCAGCTACAGATCGTTGCTGCCGATGCCGTGCTGCCCAACCAGGCGATCGTGGTAAACGCCGCCACGGGCATGCTCAAGGCTCCGGAGATCAACGACCGCGGCATTCGGGTCACATGCCTGCTCAACCCGCAGATACGCATCAACGGGGTGCTGCAGCTCGATAACAACGACATCATGCTGAAGCTGCGAAAGCAGCGGACGCTTTCCAAGAACACACGCAAGCAGACGCAACCGACCACGACGGTGAAGCTCAATGCCGACGGATTGTACAAGGTCATTCGCGTCGACCATCGCGGCGACACGCACAGCTCACAGTGGGAGACGGAAAGTTACTGCATCGGGCTCAACCAGTCGATCACAGCGACCACGCAACCGGCGCCCGTCGACGTCGACGCGCTGTACCAGGAAGAGTAGGAGACTCGATGGATTACGCGCACGCATCAGACCAGCAGCTCGACGCGCAGTTTTCCGGAGGCCTCGACGTTGCGATCGCCGAGTACATCGAGTCGCGCCTGCGCGACGTGCACACCATGCTCCCCGGCCGCATCGTCAGCTTCAACGCGACAAAGCAGACGGCCGTGGTGCAGCCGTGCATCCAGCGCATCTTCATTGCGGCGGGAGCGGTAAATCTTCCGCTCTGTATGGATGTTCCGGTGGTCTTCCCGGGTGGCGGAGGTTTCTTTCTGACCTTCTGCCCGGCCGAGGGCGACGAATGCGTTCTGCAGTTCAGCGAGCGCGCGATCGACTTCTGGTACCAGAACGGTGGCGTACAGTTGCCGGCCGAATATCAGTTGCACGATCTGAGCGATGCGATCGCCACCGTGGGATTGAACAGCCAGCCGAATGTAATCCAGAACCTCTGCACGACGGGCGCGGAATTACGGACGCGAGACAGAAGCACCTACGTCCGAGTCGAAGCGGGGACCATCACGCTCCACGCCGCGAGCATCGTGCTCGATGGCCCGGTGACAGCGACACAGACAATCACCGCCGCCGGCGACGTCACCGCCGATGGAACCAGCGTGCACACGCATCTGCACAGCGGCGTGCAGGCCGGGCAAGTCAATACAGGAGAGCCAGTCTGATGCAACTGACGCGAAGACTCGATGCAAACCACGACATGACCTTTGGCAGAGGCCTCGCGAACTTCGCGGTCAACGCCGAGGCCTGCGCGCAGAACGTGCGCACCCGGCTGCTGATGCTCCAGGGCGAATGGTTCCTCGATACGTCGGCGGGGGTGCCGTACCTGCCGAACGACTATGTGACCAAGGCACTCACGGACAAGCCCGCGGACCCGGCCTACGCGGACGCAGTGATTCAGACGATTGTCCTGGACACCGACGGGGTGGATGCGATCACGGCTTATTCATCCACCTTCACCCGCTCAACGCGCAAGTTCGCCGCGAAGATCACGCTGACCACCGTTTATGGCACCAACGAGAACATTGAGGTGATCTATGAGTAGTCTCTCCTCCACGGGCTTCGTGCTCCAGACGCTCGCCGACCGGCTGACCGCGCTGAATACCGCGCTGCAGGGAATCTTCGGCTCGAACATCAACCTCGACCCGAACTCGATCGACGGTGAGACGATTGGCATCTTTGCCGAGGCTGTCGCCAACGAGGATTTGCTTGCGCAGGCTGTCTATCAGAGCTTCGATCCGGCGCAGGCCACGGGAGCGGCACTCTCGCGCCTGGTCACGCTGAATGGAATTACCCGCAACCTGGGGAGCTACAGCCTTGCGGAAGTGACGATCGGAGGAACTTCCGGCAGGGTTATTCCGGAGGGGTCTCTGGTTGGCCCATCCGACAGCTCCAGTACCTGGGCCACCCTCGACGAGGTGACGATAGGAACGGGCGGTACCGTCGACGTCGAAGTCCAGTGCACAACCGACGGCGCGGTCGCGGCGGCAGCAGGCACCCTCACCACGATCCTTACGCCGGTCTATGGCTGGCTGACGGTCACCAACGCCAGCGCCGCCACCGAGGGCAGTGCAACGGAGTCCGATGAGGAGCTGCGTGCTCGGCGTTCGCAGTCCACGGCAACGCCGTCGCAGAGCGTCATCGACGGCATCTACGGCGCGATCCTCGAAGTCAGCGGCGTGACGAATGCGGTGCTCTATGAGAATGACTCAGAGGCGGTCGATGCCAACGGCTTGCCGGCGCACTCGATGAACCTGGTTGTCTCCGGAGGCACGGCCGCCGCCATTGGCAAGGTGCTCTGGCTGAAGCGAAGCGCCGGGTCGACGCAGGTCGGAGCGCAGTCGGTTGTGATCGACGACTCGCAGGGAAATCCGCACACCATGAAGTTTGACCGGCCGGCCGCTGTCGAGATTTACGTGGTGATCAACGGCACCGCCTTGTCAGGCTATCCGTCCGACGGAGCGGCACAGATCCAGGCGGCCATTGTGGCGTGGGCGGCCGACAACCTTTCCATCGGCGACGATGTGATTCAGTCGGAGCTCTATACGCCAGTGAACTCGGTGACAGGGTCGTCAATCACCAGCATCTTCATCGGCATTGCCGCGGCGCCCAACTCCACGGCCAATGTCGCCATAGCCTTCAATGCGATCGCGGAATTTGACGCCTCGCGCATCACCGTCAACATCAACTAAGGGAGCCCTCATGAAAAGGATCATCTACCTCGCAGCACTGGCGTGCGCGCTCGCTGCTGCGTGCGTTGGACAGCAGCTGGAAGTCCCGGCGACTGGTTCAACGAACTGGAATGTGCCGATGGACTACGACCTCAACGAGCTCAACGCCATCATCAACGGCACCGTTGCGATGCCCTCCGGCTTCTGGAGCGGGAACACCATCCCGCAGGTGACCGCCGAAACCACTCGCGCCGAGGCCGTAGAGGCCACGAAGCAGACGACGGACTCCAAGTGCACGCCCGATGGCAGCGGCGACCTGAACTGTAAGACGATCGCTGCAGGTACGACCACGCCCACGCACATCAGCGATGCCGGCGTGACGTTCCCTGACGGCTCAGTCCAGGCGAGTGCCTCTGCCGGCTTGCAAACCGCTTTTGACATCCGGAGCTACGGCGCTAAAGTCGACGGGAAGGCAGTGGGCGAGGGGTACGCGCTAGGCAGTACCGTCACGTCTGATTGTTGGACGACGGCAGGTTCGACAACTTTGCAGTGTACGACTGCACATTTCGCCGCGTCCGACGTTGGCAAGGTGATTCTTGTCGAGGGTGCGGGGCCTTCCTATGTCAACTGGGAAGGCGGCAACGTAGGCGACCAGACACTTCGCTCGACCATCGCGGCGTATGTCTCGGGGACACAGATCACGCTAGCTGATGCCGCGAGCACGACAATGGGTAGCTCTCCGGTCACGATCTCCAACACGGCGATTGATACGACCTCTACCAATTACGGCAATACGATCATTACCTGTGCGACCGCGTGCGGAGTTTCTCAGCACGAACTGATCGTCTTTCAGAACCCAATTTCTAGCCGCGGAGTTGAGGATGCATGGGACCTGCTTACATCAGTAGGGTCCGTCACGGACTCGACGCACTTTGTGATCTCGACTCCCTACGATATTGATCCGACGTATCCCCTTACTTCCGCGATCTTGGAGACGCGCTCGCCTCGTGTGACATGGGGAACGGATGACACGGTGGCGATACAGGCTGCGATGGACGCAGCCGCAGCCAACGGCGGAGGAACGGTGTTTTTCCCTCCAGGGATCACGCTGGCGACGACCGTGCAGTTGCCCTGTTCGCTGACCTCTGTGTCAGGCTGCACGCTGGCCTATAACAATATCAACATCGAAGGTGCTGGCCGACGCGTGAGCGTGTTGGAGGGTATCTGGACCTCGAATCCATACACCTCGTTGCTGAACATCGGCAGTAAAGCGGGCGCTCCTGGTAATGGAAATGACTGGCTACGTGGCATCAAGGTCCACGAGATGACGGTTCGCCAGCCCTTGTATTTCGCAACGAGCGAGGTTCCGGTGTTTACGCTTGCAGCGACCTACAATGCCGAGATCTATAACTTAGACATCTCAGGTGCGTCCGCTGAGTGCTTTTACGAAATGGGCAATTATGGCCACCGTGTCCACGACAACCACGTCGGGCCTTGTGGTCTGAGTGCTTACAACCTGTGCGGTGAGAATGGTGATGTGTATAACAATACTGCCACTCGGTCGGACTACTGCTCCGAGTACGGAGAGGTGAACTCGAAGTTCCGGGGCAATGAGTGTAGCTATAACCCTCGAGGTATCACCGTTGGTTCTACGGTAGCCGGGGTCTGGGGTGACACGATTTCCGACAATCGAATGCACAATAGCGCTGGAATCGGAATCACGAACGGTAACGGTGTGGTGTGTGACATGAAGGTGCTCCATAACGAAGCAAATGAAGGTGGTTTCAGCTTCCAGAGCAGCCTCGATTACAACAAGCTGGTATCGGCTCGTGTGAACGCACAGAGTTGTCCAACGGGGCACGGCATCTCCATCATTCAGGGAAACACATTTGAGGGAGACATCACGACGACAGGCTTCTCTCTGGGCGGACCTGAGTCGTTCATATTTCAGGACAACACATTCACGCAGAAGACATCCCGCTGCAGTGCCGGCACAAATTGGGGAAAGCTTTGCACCGCCGATTCTGACTGCCCCAGCTCTTACTGCGGGTCTACGCCTGCCAGCTATATTTACGAAAGCGCAGGCAGCGGGCCGCAGACGACAGTTTGGAAGCCATCGATCAGCTACGCGGGACTCACGGATGCAGAATCATCGGACGGTACTAACGAAACGTATGTGATTCCAAGCTTGCCAAACGGGTTCATGTACGGTGCGCTTGGAGCAAGTGGAACAGGCAGCACGGCCGAGCCGACATGGTGCACGACGATCGGATGCACGGTGACAGATGGTGCTGTCACGCTCACGAACATGGGGCCAGAGATGTCGTTCACCATCAAGAACCTCAGCATCTCTGCGTCAGCCAACGTCTCAACAGCCTCATCCTCAAACCCGATCTTGCAGTGGACAGCGTATCGTCATCAGATCCACTCGGAGAACGTGACAGTCTTTCCTTCATTGCAAATATATGAGTGTGAAATCGGCACGCCCGGAAACTGCTTCAACGAACCAGCATATGGCAAGGTGGGGCGCGGGCAGGTTTACGGCGACAGCAATCGGTGGTGGGGCGTATGGCAGGACCTCGCTTACAGCTGGGTGTCCACGCCGCCATTCTTTGGCAAGTGGTCTACCGGGGAACACGTCTCCACGACGGACGCAACCGCGGTCGCTCAGGGATTCATTGTCACATCCGATGGATGGTCTGCAATGCCGTGGCTGGCTTCGCAGAGTTGCGCATACGGCACGTTCGTTGTTCCAACCACGTATAACGCCTTCGTATATGAAGCGACGAATGTAACGACGGGCACGACGGGCACGACGGAGCCCACCTGGCCCGCAACACTCAGTAACACTGTGACAGACGGCACATGCACTTGGACCGCGATCACGGCTGCCGCGCGGTTTACCAAGCTTCCGATTTCATCCGCCACGACGAGCACTCCGGGTGTAGTTATGGTGCCTGCCATGTGGCGCGCACAGGGGGCGGGGTCGGGTACGTATTACACGCCTAGTAATGCGACGATGATCCACGTGAGGGTGTACGCGCCAGGGGGCGGCGGGGAAGGTTCCGGTTCGGGTGACTACAGCTACGCGACTACAACTAGCGGAGATTCCACTTTTGGGCCCTTCACGGCACGCGGCGACGCGAGTGGTGGTTATGGTTCCGGCCCAGGTGGCACGAGCACCGTTGGTACTAGCTTTACTGCATCTAGAACGATTGGCTCCTGTCCGTCGAACGTGGCCACGGTTGGCGCGATCGGAGGCAATGGCGCTAGTGGCTTGCTTGGTGGCGGCGGAGCGGGTGGAGCAGCGAACAAAGATACCGGCTTTGCGGCCTCAGGCGGCAACGCCACTGCACCCGGAGCTGGCGGCGGTGGTGCTGGTGGTGACTTAACGAACGCAGTCAAGCCCGGTTGTGGAGGGGACGCTGGCTCCTATGTCGAGGGATGGATGTTCCCTCCACTGGCGTCTTACTACACATATTCCATCGGCGCATCAGGAACGGGAGGGGTTGCAGGTACCAACGGCTACGCCGGAGGCGCAGGTGGTGATGGCATGATTGTCGTCGAATCATACTGACGTTCGGGGCGGCGGGTTCCGGTGGCAGCCTAGCTGACGGCAACCCGCCGCTATAGTAAAGTGTGAGCACGATGCAGATACAAAGTCCAGCTGCTTATTTCATCTTGCTGCCGCTGCTTTGTCTCTTCGCGTTCTTTGTAAACAACGTGACGGGATGGGCAAGACTGGAAACACCGAGGCAAGCATCTCATCAGCAATACCCCGGACTCGACGGCCTTCGCGGGATGCTTGCAACAAACGTGTTCATTTGTCACGGCGTGATTACATATTTCTACTTCCGCACCGGGGATTGGTGCCCACCGAGTTCCAATTTTTACGCTCAGATCGGGACTCTCTCGGTGACCATGTTCTTTTTCATCACGGGGTTTCTGTTTTGGTCGAAACTTATCAAACCGGAGAAAGGTCTGTCTTTTGTCCCGCTCATGCGCAACAGGGCCAGGCGCCTCCTCCCCGGCTACTATTGTTCTTTGTTCTTTGTGTTTGCCCTCATAGGACTTAACTTCAAGTTGCCTTTGAAGGAGTCTACCCCGATGTTTGTGGCGCAGGTGGGGTCTTGGGTTGCATGTGGGCTTCCATTTGGATTTCTTCCAATAAACAAGTTCATTGATACATTTAGGGTTAGCGCCGGAGTTTTTTGGACGCTTCAGATCGAGTGGGCGTTCTATATCGTGCTTCCTTTTCTGACGTGGTTTGGACGGAAGTGGAGGGTGGTTTACCTCCTTGCAATATGCGAGGCGTCGTACCTTCTTCTTTCGCATGTGGGGGCGGGAAATAAGATTTTGACGCGCGTGTTTGATCTGCCGCTCAATTTAGCCCTGTACACATTTACCTGTTTCAGTGTCGGGATGTTGGCCGCCCACGCCAAGAAGAGTCGTCGTTGGGAACCTCTTCTGTGTCACTGGCTATGTACTCCAATCGCCCTGGTGCTCTGGCTGGTGGCAGTGTTCGCTGCCCGCCCGAAGTTTGGCCTGGTTGTCTCCGGCCTGCTAGCACCGATTTTCTTTATGATCGTTTTCGGTAACGACTTCCATGGTTTGTTATCGAATCAAGCGATGGTTTTCCTTGGAAAGATCAGTTACAGCTTCTATCTGTTGCACGGGATTGTCATATATGTTTCGATGCAGGTCGTAGGATGGTTTGTCCCGGTGTCATCGATCTCGGCAGTTCGGTATTGGAGCTTACTTGCGGGGATTGGTGTGCTCGTGGTGATTGTTAGCAGTGTGAGCTATCGATTCGTCGAGTATCCATGGATGCTGCAGACCCCCATCGATCGCAGTCTGCAAGAGCGGCTGTAACCGACTACACACAACGCAGTTCGTGGCCACCTTCGGGTGGCCTTTCTTATTTGAAGCGGATCGAATGGCATGCCCGGAGAACACATATGAGTGAGATCGTCAGCATCGTCAGCGTATTCGTCGAGGGCTTTGGGCAGGGCGGCTGGGGGGAAGGTGGCTGGGGTGGCGATCTATATCAGACCATCACCACGGAGGACCCGGCCGCGGCGATCGATCCTGTCGCGCTCGGGCTCAGTCGAGTAGCGAAGCAGTTTCAAAGCTCAACGAACTTCCTGGCCTATCTCACCGTTTTGTTGGAGATGGTGGCGTCGGTCGAGGATCTCCTGCAGTCGATGTACATGCTGCCGGACATTGACACCATGACCGGCGCGAACCTCGACGTGATCGGGCGGATCGTCGGAGTCTCGCGCTCCATTCCCAACGCGGTGCAGCTGTCCTTCTTCGGGTTCGACGGATACAGCTACGAGACAGTCTTCGGAGAACTGGGTCAGGCAGGGATTGGAGCTCGGTTCTACGAGCTGGACGAAGCCTACACGGCCACCACGACCCTGGGTGACCTGGAATACCGACTCCTTCTCCGCGCAAAGATTATGCGCAACTCGTCGCATGGGACGTGCGAAGACATTCTCGCAGCCCTGTGCTTCCTCTTCGGGGTCAGCGTTGCAAACGTCGACGACAACGGCGGCATGGTGCTGGGGCTTGCAGTCGGACGGCAACTCACCGCAACCGAGCAGGCGATCATCACCAACCTGGACATTCTGCCTCGTCCCGCATGCGTGTTGATCAGCTCGGTTACCACCTTCAATCCGTCAGACTATTTCGGATTCACAGACCAGTCCGGCGCGCTGGGATTCGGCGACCTGGATGTTTCAGGCATCGGCGGCGTGTTCGCGGAACTTATACCAGGCTCGACATCCACCGGCACCACGCTGGTGATGCGAACAGAGACAGACTTTGTGGAGGCAATCGCGGCATGACCACTTACGCAAAACCCTCAGTGCTCCCAGCGTGGGGCGAAACCAACACCACCGCAGCGGACATGGTTCAGCCGGCGAGCGCGACCATTGACACGGGATTCCCGCTCTCTTCAACGCCTCCGGCGCGACAGACGTTCAACTGGCTGTTCAACTTCTGCACCAGCGCGGTGCGGTATTTCTGTCAGCGCGGCATGGCCGATTACGACGCGGACGAGACCTATGGACTGAACGCGCGCGTCATTGGAGACGATGGCAACACCTACGTCTCGCTCCAGGCAGCCAACAGCGGAAACACTCCGAGCACCTCGGCCGCGTGGTGGGCGCGTTGGGGGCATACAGCGGCAGAGATCGCCACACTTATCACGACTTACAGCTATGCCACCGCTGCGTGGGTTGAGAACTATGTTGCCGGGCTCGCGTACGCCACCACTGCGTGGGTGCAGGCTAACTTTGCTTCGCTCGCGTCTCCTGCGTTTACAGGGACGCCGACGGCACCGACCCCTGCAGCGGCAGATGACAGCACTAGGATCGCTACCACTGCATGGAGCCTATTGGGCCTGCAGTTCAGTCTTTCGGCTGCGGGGGGATGGATCGCATTCCCGCGCTGGCTCACGGGAGGGACGGAACGGTTCGTTGTCAAATATGGAGTCGGCGTGGGCAACGGGACCGCAGTTGTGTTTGACGCTACCGTCCCATTTGCCTCCGAGCCTGCTATCTTCACCACCTGCAATGGGGCATCCTCATACTTCACGAATCCTTCCGCCGCAGGATGCACTGTGGTGTCCCAGAACAGCAGTGCCCCATTAGTGAACTGGTTTGCAATCGGGAACAGCGCGAACTAACGGCGTGCTCGAACTCGCGAGCCGTCCTTTGGGGCGGCTCTCCTATTTCTGACTCAGGGGGAGACCTTGTACCTGCAAACTGCAAACCAGACGACGCTCATCGCTGCCGCCGCCACCGTGAGCGCTGGGTTCCTCGGGAGCCTCATAGGGGGCCTGGTGAACTCGGCGAAGTTCCACGCGACCATCGAAACCAAGGTCGACGAGAGGTTCGCAGCGAAAGATCACGAACTCGATAGCATCCGTACCGACCAGCGAGATCAGTGGACCAAAATCAACTCAAACGAAAAGGAAACCGGTCTGCTTGGACAGCGAGTGTCGAAGATCGAAGGCCGCATGAATGGGCACTCGCACGCCGCTCATGCGGGAGGGGACTGATATGACGATGCAGGACTGGTACAAGGCTGTGCTCGCGCTGGTGGTGTGGCGCGAGGCCCGCGGCGAGCCGCTCGAAGGGAAAATGGGCGTCGCAAACGTGATCCGCAATCGCGTGGAGGCAACGCACCTGCCTGACCAATGGGCTGATGTCATCGAGCGCAAATGGCAATTCTCATCGATGACTGCGCCGGGCGATGCAACGCTGGTCGAGTGGCCGAGCGAGGGAGATTCTTCGTGGATCGACGCCATGAACGTAGCCGAGCGCGTCTTCACCCTCGGCGGGTGCGATAACACCCAGGGCGCAACGCTCTATTGCAACCTCGATGTCTGCAAGCCGGAATGGCTTTCCAAAGTGACCGAGACCGTAAAGATCGGTCACCACACGTTTTTCAAATAAACCAACAAAGGAGAAGCGGACGTCGCCAGAGCAGGGCCGCTTTCACGAGCGGCCTTTTCTTGCGCCTCCGAATCGATATGAAACAGCTCATCCAAAACGCACTGGCCAACCCCAAGACCACCGTCGCTGGCTTTCTGATTGGCGTCGTCACCATCGCGGGCGTCCTTTCCCAGCAGGGAATCACGCTCGGAACCGCGGGGACTGGCACCGTGGTCGCGCTCGTAGGCGGCCTCGCAACCGCGTTCCTCGGGTTACTCGCGAAGGACTAGCCGTGTCCTCCACCATAACGATCTTGCTCGCCCCTGCAGCGTTCAATTCGGCGCTGGATGCCTTGAGCGATAAGGCTCAGGGCCAGTTTCCATTTTCCGAGGAGAGGCAGGTCGTCAACGGAAACACGGTCACCAGCGGCTCGGTCAGCGACAAGGGCGTGTCGGCCGACTACTCCTACGACGGCGTCTCGACTCTCACCATCACCATCACCCACAAGCCTCTTCTGGTCACAGAAGGCTATGTCGAAAGCAAAATCCGCGCCTGGTTCGCGGAAGCCCCGAAGGAGGGGTAATCAATGCGCAAAAGGTTCCTGGCTCTCTTCGTTTGCTTCGTGCTGGTCTGCGCGATGCTGGTTACGGCCGGATGCACCAGTTCACAGGTCAACACGGTCGTCACCGAGATTACGGCATATCTGCCTACAGTAACCGCGTTGCTGCAGGACGCGATCACCGCCTATGCCGCCTTCGGTGCCGGTTCCACGACGGCTAGTGACCCGGTGGCTAAAGGGCTCAACACGGCCAAAACCGATCTCGCCATTCTCACCTCCGACGCAACGCAATACGTTGCCGCGACCAGCTCGGCCGACAAGACCACCGCGTGGACCAACATTCAGGACGCAGTCGATGTTCTGGCCACTAACGCCGATTCGACGCTGCAGCTGGCCGCTGTGAAGAACAGCAACAGCAATGCCGCGGGGGTCGTGGTGTTGGCCTCACTGGACGCCGCTGTCCACGTCCTGGACGGCTACGTTTCCTCGGCGCAGTCGACCGCGACCGTGCAGGCGAAGATGGCAAGGCGCTCAGTTCGGCTGCGGAACGTGGCCCGTTATTGGAATCCGGAGGAAAAACAGAAGGTCGCCACCGCTTACGGCAGCAGCAGCTTTGATAGCCTTTATAACCGAGCGGTCGCACTCGGTTTCTAAACCCCCGAGGGCCTCTCATGCAGGGGCCCTCTCATTTGAAATTCGAGGCAAGCATGATTCGCAAACTCGCAATCTTTCTTTTGATGTGTACTACGTTCGCGCTGGGGGCCTGCCCTGACGTTCCTCTGCCGTCGATGGACGCCAAGACCGTCCAGGTCTGCCACGCGGCCTATGCGTCGCTCTACGATGCTGACGCGCACGTTCCGCGCCTGGTGGCCTACGAGCTCACGCGCCCGCACACTCTAGGCTGTCTTCCGCGCGCCGGTGGATTCCATTCCGAAGGCCCCAGCGCGAAGCCCGCTGAATACAACGGCACCGGCTACGATCTCGGTCACATGATGTCGGCCGAGGACGCCTCCTGGAGCGAAACCTCCGAGCATGACTCGTTCTCCATGGTCAACGTGGCTCCGCAGCTGCCCGGCCTCAATCGTCAGGAGTGGGAGCGACTCGAGGAAACCGTGCGCGCCTGGGCTTGGGAGCGGAAGGACCTCTATGTTTACGTCGGCCCGATCCTCTCGGACAAACCGAAAGTGATTGGCGATGGCATCGCGGTTCCCGTGGCCTTCTTCAAGGTCCTTGTCGATGCCTCGACCGGGGAGTCACTCGCCTTCGTGATGCCGCAGAAGGCCGAGGCGAAAGGAGACTTATCGCCATGGGTTCAGCCGTTGTCAGAGGTCGAGCGCCTCACCGGAATCCACTTCCACGCGAAGCACAACGCGGCGGCTCTCTGGCCTGCAGATCTCACCGCATGGCGCGCAGCCCATCGTGCGCAATGCTCTACATCGAACTAACTCTCCCGATCTTCTAAATTCCAAAATACCCATAATCGAGGTAGTTATGAACGTAGCTCTGCCCGTTTCTTCGGGCGGCCGTCGCTATGGCCGCTATGCTGACAATCCAAACTCGCCCGCGCGCAAACGCCTCACCATAACCTCTCCGGCTGGACTGGTTCTACCCCCGAAAGCCTCAACTTCGCAATGGATGGGCCCCATTCGCGACCAGGGACAAGAGGGCTCCTGTACTGGCCAGATGGGCGCCGAGCTGCGCGACTGGCTCTACCGCAAGCTGTATCTCTTCGAGCGCGACCAGTCAATCGCGCGGGGGAGCTTCCAATCGTCGGCTTCGTTCGTCTACAAGTGCAACCTGATCGCCGACGGAGATCTCGGCCAGGACAATGGCTCGACGATTCACCAGAGCTTCATCACGCTCAACCAGAAAGGCGCTGCGCTCGAGTCGCAGGAGCCGTACAGCGATCAGGACTACTCGGTTGCGCCCACGGCCGAGCAGTACGCCGAGGCGTTGGTCTACAAGGGCGGTCCCTACCATCACCTGCCGACGCTCACCGAGATCAAGGCATCGATCGCCAGTGGCTTTGCCGTGGGATTTGGTATGGATGTCTTCGATTCCTTCGAGGGCGACCAGATCGCGAACACCGGATTCATGCCGATGCCGGCGAGGGACGAAAGCAACCTCGGAGGGCATGCGCAGCTCGCGCTCGACTACGATGACGACGTCGCATTCCCGGATGGGTCAAAGGGCGGCGTGTTGGTGCAGAACTCCTGGGGAAGTGCCTGGGGGCTGTCTGCCCCCGGACGCAGCGACCGCGGCTGCTACTGGATGCCGTATGCGTACTTTGCCGATCACGTCAGCGATGCGTGGATGATGCACGAAGGCGTAGCCTGGTAGTCTCCGCAACAAGGCCCCGGCGCTCAACCGGGGCCGTTTCGTCCCTCCGTGTGATACTCTCGCCTACGAGTCCCGTGGCCAAGAAACGTACACCAAAGAAGCCCACCAGGACGGGTATCTTCGTGCATTGCAGCGACGAATTCAAGAAACGGCTAGACCGAGCCAGACGGCATCAGGGCAGGACCATGAAAGAGTTCGTCCTGCGCGCAGTCCTACGCGACGTCGAGGCGGAAGAAGCTGAGATAGCCAAGCTCACGAAGTAGCCTGCCCCCAGAACCAAAATCATTCATCTAAAACAATTGTGCATATAAAAGTATAGGCAAACGGGAGAAGCGCAACTATCTCAGTCATTTACCTCTACGCTTCTCTCGTTTGGCTGGGTGATCTACCGGGCAATGAGGCTATAAACACCAGCAGATTCTCTGATGGTACCGGCGTTTATAGACCTGCTAAGGGATTGCTTGACACTGGTTTCGAGACTCGTCTTTCCCACCAAGCCAGGCTGACTGCGGACATACTCTGTGATCTCGTCAAGGGTGGCTTTCGGCTTCGTGGCGAGGAACTTCTTAATCAGCACGATCACCCGGTTTTGACGAACAACTCCCCCTTCAAGCACGGCGAGAGCCTTTTCATAATCGAGAATCTTCTTCTCAATCTGAACCTGCTCGAGCTTGAGTTTTGCAATTTCCTGCCGAATGGTTCGGGTAACCGGATTATCGTCGTTCGCCATCATGTGATCAGCCTAATTTGACTGCAAAATATAGGGGCAGGTCTGGAGACAATATCCCGCATAGCTCGGATAGTCCCTCGCGCATCATCGAGTAGGCATTCGTCGCACTCTCCATGGTTCGCGCATCAGTAGATCCTGCGAGCAACGCTTTAATACACGGGGTACATTCTATACACACTTTCCGAATATCTAATACTACAGAATGAAACTCGGCAATAGTAACTTCGTCATCATAAACGATTTCTGAACAAGCAAAGCGCAGCAGTAAATCCCGGTTCTGCTTTAGCTTAGCAGCATCTTGGATGGGGCTGCAGTGATCTCCCGAAAATGAAACAACCGAGAAATCGAAAAGGAGCCGGGCTAATGAGTTTTCGACCGATTGGCTATCCACGTCTACTTACATCTCCCTGTGTAGCGTGCGCGCCGTCGGGGGATTGCAACGCGCCGAGTTGAAGTTGAAAGGCCTCGAGCACAGCTTTCAGTTGCGCCAGTTCAGATGGTCGAACCACGGCAACCAATGCCTCTGCTCGAGCAGTGAAGTAAATCCAGATCGACAGCGTGACAATTGAGGACAGAACCACAACGTATCCGACAGCGATGGATGCCTGCCGGTCCAGGCTGGGGAGGATCGTGCTGACAACCAGAGCGACTGAGAGCTGGAAGGTCATCCCCGAACAAATTCCGAGAGTCCTGCTTCTCCAGGGAAGGGAATAGTAGCGCGCGAAGAGGATGATCGCGACGGCAAGGGCGGTCTCAGCATAAGTGCTGACCCTCTCAAATACACGGCAGGCTCCAAGCAGCGGGAACTGATTGTGATGCCCCAGAACTTGCCCAATCATTGCTGCGGCGATCACCGCGGCCGAAGTGGAGGCCGCAAAAACCAGGAGCATCTTCGCGGGGACCGTGAAGTAAGGCCTGAAAAGACTCGAGAAGATTTCCACTAGGACTGCGATCTGCAGGATCGTGCTGATCACCCCAGACCCGTAGTAAGCGTAAAAGTGGGCACGGTTGCCGACCAGCGCCAAAATGCAAAACAGGCTGATGTCTTGCGCACAGGTGAAGACGGCATAGAGTGTGAAGATCGGGTATCGTGTTCGAATTCGCAGAACCGCGACAACCGCGAGGACGACCTGCAGAACAATTGCGATGAGCCAGATTGCAAAGAGGCTGGGGTTTGCGGAAGGACTCACAGGCCGCCTCCCATAATGAGCGATGGCCTGTGAGTCAGCGCGGCTACCTGCAACTGCTCGGGTCGCAAACTGGGGGAGGTCCACCGAGGTTTGCAGCGGTAGCGGAATGACGTCCGCTGGAAACAAATCCAGCCATTGCACCGAAAAGCAGCGCTAAAACGAGAGCGAACTTGGCCATAATCTTCTCCTTGGTGTTGAAATTCAGAGAAGCGTATGGCAATGAAAAAATGTTTCCCAATACCTATCTTGGCGCATCGGATCTTCCGTGGTAATTGGGGGAGAATCTAGAGTATGCGCTACGGAAGGCTGCGTAAAGATGGTGGCGGTGCACCAAAGTAACATTGTGTTCAGAATGTGTTCAATTAGCGCCGATTGTGCCCACAAATGACAGGATGACCGCAAGATAAGTGCTTGATTCCACGTTGGCAGAGCTGAATTTGTCGGTTTCCTAAACCGGAGGTCGGCAGTTCGAATCTGCCCGGGGCTACCATTCAACTCTTAAGTTGTTCTGGCGAACTC